TGCCATACCAACAAATCTGAACTTCGGTTCAAATATTACATCAGATACAACATGTAAAGAAGATAGTGATGGGACCACAGTGACAATAACAGGTGGTACATCCATATTTACATTAAGATTGAATGGTCCAGATACAAAAGTAGTTGAGTTTTTTGATGCCATTATTATGGGACCGGACGATATTCTTGGGATAAAAGGTAATGCTACAACAGCCACAAGCAAAGTTAGAGTGAATATAATGTTTGCTGAATCAGTGGATTAGGAGGATGCTATGCTAATAGACGATGGCAAAGGAAGAGGTAATAGTGCTGGTGTAAGTGATGAGAATATGTTGACTACTTTGGCTATTACAACATCGTTAGAACATTATACAAACCATACAAACGGCAGAGCTTTCAATTTATTGTTTGCTGCTACTCCAGCTAGTACTGGAGATTGCTTTTTATATGTTAAAAACACAAGTGATACTGACCTTGTTGCTGAAGGGTTTTCTATCAAACTTGCAACTAGTGAATATATAGATATAAAGCTTGGTGATATTGGTACACCATCAGGGGGAACCGACATCACTCCTGCGAATTTGAACAGTGGTAGTGGTGTAACTGCCACTGGGACATTTCAAAATGGTGCTGATATTACTGCCTTGAGTGGTGGCACAACGATTGAAAGATACTACCACCTTAATAGTGTGGCTAGTCTTTATACAAATTTTAACCAAGATATTGTTTTACAAAAGAATGGCGTGTTGACAATGTACGTACAAACTGGTGGAACCGCTTTAGCAGGAACATTGGTTTTTAATTACCATGATGATGAAGATTAAATGACTGATTGCGAACAATGTGGGACTTGCTGTTTATATGTAGAAGTGAAAATGCGAAACAACGCATTTGATAAGCAATGGATAGACTTTTTAAAAGTGACACGGCCAGACGGTTTCATTTTTACAAACGATAACAAAAATTTGAAGATTGTGGCACCTTGTAAGCACTTGGACAGAGAAACTAACAAATGTGAAATTTACGAAGACAGACCAATAACTTGTAGGGAATATCAATGCCAGTAAACGCTCATATAACTGATCCAGCAACAAAGCTAAAAGCTGAAGTTGTCTTAAACGAGGATTGCGATTGCAATGCTTTAATAGTTGCAACAGTTCCATTAAGGACATTTGATAATGAATTAAGGTTTTTCATTAATGATGATTATGGTTCTGATATGAATCAGGGTACATCTGCAACAGGTACTCCTTTAGAAATATATAATGCAGATGATACTTTATGGACAGCCACAAATATAGTGGGCGGTAAAATGACTGCTGTAAGTGCCGACAGACCCCACACAGGAACAAATAGTTTAAAAGTTGATAAAATGGCAGTTGATGATGTATATCAAATTGCTAATCCTGCCGGTGATATAAATATGGCTCTGTATACAAGTTTAACAATCTGGGCCAATATCGACAAAGATTGGAAAGCTGGAGATATTGTAGATCTTTATGGTTGGGATACCAGCACAGGATTACAAATCGGAACTGAAGTAGATTTATCCGATTATTTTTCATATTTGAGTTATGACACTTGGCAAAAGATAAACATCCCCTTAACAGATATGGGTGATTTATCCGCTTCTACAACCCTTGATGCTTTGCGGGTAAGGCAAGTAGCGGCTGAAGGCAAAGCCCCGAAATACTATCTGGACGATATCCAATTTGAGGAAAAAGTAGCTGATGAAACGACAGCAATTGAGTTTGAGATTAAACCTGACACTGGAACCTGGATGTACGTTGAAGGTTTCAGGGTAATAATAGCTGGGCCTTATAGCGGGATACTTGATGTTGCAGATGCTACTGAAAATGCAACAATGCCAAAGCTCCCATATAATTCATTATTGAATGTAGCTAAATTAGATTCAGGAATTTCATATAGAAGATGGCAAGATGGAAAAATTAGAAATTCAAACCAACTAAAACAGTTATTGGATTTGCTGAGTTTTGGCGATTCAGAAATAGCTGGGTATGGTTCAGACGGGACAAACACTTGGGTTACAGTTAAGATAGGTTTCAGTGTCCCGATACTGTTAAAACCAGAAAATGAAGATAGACTAACACTGACTGTCAATGATGATTTATCAAGTCTCCTTGTGCTGAGAGTAGCCGCTGGGACCAAAGTAGAGGCAAGGTAGGAGAACAAGATGGAAATAATTCAATTATGCGAAAACTGCACCTCACTCCATACTGGAGGGGCGTGCAAACTGTCTGGGAGTCTGGCTGGGCCTATGCCTGTACATATTTATTCTGTTGGTTCAGAGCCATTTGTAGGCACTGTACAATTGGAGGGAACCATCTCAACTGGTAGAGAAATAGAGTCCGGCACAGCAAAATGGTCTGTACTTTCTGGGGCCACTTGGACTATTGAAACTATCGATGCAATATTTGTACAAGTTACCCATATTAGAGTAAAGGTTAGTGAATATATCTCTGGCGCAATTTCAGTACGACTTGGGTTTTAAGGGAGATCATTATGACCACCACATTTCCACCTGTAGCTATAAAGGCAATTGATAGAGACTCTTTTGATTCAAGTAGTGTTGCTGCTAATCGAGATGGTTCTTTATTGGAACGCTCTGAGTGGATTATAAACGCACTCAGTAATGATCCAACAAAGTTGATTACCGCACAGTCAAAGGCTGCTACTGCTAATGAAAACGCAACACAACAGTTTACTATAGCTATTGCCAATGCTGATAAAGGCTCCATACCAATTGAATCTATAAATATGCGTTCAGCTAAAGCAACTATGTGCCGAAGCAGAGATGGATCCAACTTTACAATAAAAGGTGTTACACAGCCTACTTTCATAAAAGAAACAGGTTCTATTCTCTGCACATATCAGTTTTCAGGAAAAGAGTGGCAACCAAAAGATGTGTATAAATTATCCATCAATGGTATTACAGCAGATTTAAAGAATACTGCGTATATCCCAGCAATGATCTGGAGTAATTTAATCACTAAGTTTGATGATACCAACGCAAAGGTTGCCACCATTAAAGAAGATTTCAGGGGTGTTTGTGATGAGTTAGCTAATCTTACCAAACAGATACCTTATGCAAAGGATTTAGTTAAAACTATTGTTGATAAGCAAACGGGCATTGATCAAAATTCTAAAGATATCTATTCACGGATTGTTGATGATTCTAAGGTTTTACAATCTGTTCACAAAAGTACAAATGCTATACCACAACTATTGCCGAAACTTGTATCACAAATCTCTGATATTACTAAGGCAATTGGGGCATTGATAAATAGTTCAGAGAGTAGCTTTCAGAATGTGGTAGGAGATCTGGTTGAAAGATTAGCTGCGGTATTTGCAATATTAGATACTGTTTCAACCAAAATAGGAGCGACGGATGGGAATATTACTAAGATACAAGAAACTGTTGCATCGCTTCAAAAAACCATTGATAATCTACAAATGTCTGTAACCCCTATTTTGGATAAGATGAATTCTAATTTTGGTGCCCGTAAAGTACTTGTAGAAAAAATAGATGAAATGGGTGTTGTTGTTGCTGACGTATTATTAAAGGTCAAAGCAGTTGAAGACCATCTACATACCAGAGAATATTGGTATGGCAAAGATTTTAATTCTGAATCAAATATTGGATGGCTGGTGTCTACACAATTTGAAAATAAGTTTGGGGAATCAGTAAAACTATCTGATGGCGCTGATTTTGATTACTATATTAATAGGATCTGTTTAACGGCAGCAAATATGCCAAATGAACTTTATCGTATTCGTTTTCACTATGGCAATAGTTCATTTGAAAATGCAGCTATTTTAACTGAGGTTGTTTATATTAAAGCTGGTAATTTACTTGGAAATGTGCCTATACAAGTTACTGCTCCTATGATTCCACATGATAATAAATTGTGGTGCAGTATCTTATGTACAAAACCAGCAAACCTGAGTCTGTTAATTGGGATTCAACACTAATTAGAGGTACAGATAATGTGGGGTGAGATAGTAGCAGCTGGTGGATTTGTTAGTTTGGTTGGAATAGTTATCAAAGTACAGCAAGCAAAGATTAATAAACTTGATGAAGGCAAAATGGACAAGGAATTATGTGGAGAGCGAACAACAAATATGGTGAAAACATTGGATCGCATTGATCATAGAGTTGAAAAGATATTTAAAAGTAATGGGTTCGAATAAAGGAATTTGTGATGTCCAGCACTACAATTTCACGGTGTAGGGCACAATATGGGGTAAGTTAAAATGAGTTTAACTTTGATAAATAGTCCTGGATTGGCGACCTCAAATGCCTACTCCAGTCTTAGTACCTGTGCGCTATATATTTCTGAAAACATACATATAACAGCTACTTGGAGTTCTTTATCGACCATAAATCAAACTGCCTGTATAATATATGCAACAAGTTTAATCGATGAGCAGATGGATTGGATCGGCACAAAGAACTCGACAACACAATCTTTAGATTGGCCTCGTGATAATGTGGTGGATAAGAATGATGAAGATGTAACCTCTACTGATATTCCTATTGATATTCAGAGAGGAACTTCCTTTATGGCATATTTCCTATCTCAAGATGATCGCACATCGGATAGCGACACGTTCGGGTTTAAAAGTATAAAAGCAGGTAGCTTAGCAATGGTAATTGATAAATATGACAGAACACCAACAATGCCAAATTCGGTCTGGCAGATGTTATTACCCTACGGAACTAAGATGGCTTCTCTTCCAAGAACTCTGGAGCGAAAGTAGTATGGGCCTGAAAGAAACATTTATATATAACGAAACGGCACAGGAGATCAGTCCTATACCGTTTCTAACCAATAACTTTATCTATAAAGGAGATAAAATCATGGCTAATTTAGAGTCTACCAAAAAGAAAAAGGTCTGTCAAGTAGAAAATTGTGATGCACCAATGCGTAAATGTGGGTACTGTGCTAGACACTATGAACAAATAAGAAGAAATGGTAAAGTTATTGAAACTTATTTTGATAAACTCTCTACGACATGTAAAGTAAAAGACTGTTATACCAAAATATATTCTAACGAGTTATGTAAAAAGCACCACAATCAGATGGAACAGTATGGAAAAATAATACAAACAGTTGAAGATTCTTGTAAAGTGGAAGGATGTTGTGTAAATATTAAGAGTAATGGTTATTGTGCAAGACACGCAATGCAGATGCATAGATACGGGAAAATAATAGAAACATATTTGGACAAACCACCCAGAATTTGTAGTGTTGATGGATGTGGACTCCCACATAGTTCGAATGGTTATTGCTCTAAGCATTCAATGCAGGCACTAAGTAATGGAAAAATATTAGAACGCACACAATATGATCTAAATGAGTTTAGATTTGATGGTAATGATTGCTATATAACTTTGTATGACAAAGATTGCAATCCAAAAGCTGAAGCTATTATAGACTTGGAAGACTATGAAAAAGTAAAAGATTATAAGTGGGGTCTAACTTCATATGGATACGTAACACGAAGTCAAGTTTATGAAGGTAATACAGAGTTATATCTTAGTAGATTTATTTTATTCCCATTAAAATCACCACTGTTGACTATTGATCATAAAAATAGAAATCCATTAGATAATAGAAAATGCAATCTTAGGTACGCAACAAGATCACAAAATGGGATAAACATTGGGCCTCGAAAAAATAGTACCTCTAAATATAAAGGTGTTGGTTGGAATAAATCACATAAAAAATGGTCAAGTTCTATTATGAAAAAAGGTAATAGAACCTACATTGCTTTTTTTGATTCAGAAGAACATGCCGCCATGGCTTATAATTGTATGGCAATAAAATTATTTGGTGAATTTGCTTATTTGAATGATATAAATTTGGGATAGTTAATTATGGGCCTGAAAGAAACATTTCAGAGTGCGGCTAGTCAAATTATCGACGGTTTCGGAAACGTAGCCACAACTGGCTTGGCCTACCATTCTTTGGGTACATTTTCTTACGATCCAGCAACAGGTACAAATACAGAGTCAGGTGATACAGATACAACAATAAAAACCATCTTTGATGAAATTAACTCAGACGAAATCCAAGATAGAGACATTTTAATGACAGATAGAAAGCTCTTGGTTGCAAATAACGATATCTCAGTCACACCCAAAGTTGGTGATTATGTGACTATTAGTAGTGAAAGGTGGAACGTCACTTGGTGGGAAGTTGATCCAGCCGAAGCTCTTTTTGAAATCTTCGTTAGGAAAACATAATGGCAACATGGAAACCATTCAATTCGCGTGTATATGATCTCCAATTTGATAAGATCATCAAAGATGTCAAAGGAAAGATGGGTGCTTTATTGGAAGAAACAGCCAAAGGTGCGATGAATGATATTATCAATAATGAACCAGCTCCATATAAAACTGGTTCCTACATAGCAAGTCACCGTATTGGAGTTAACCAAGAAGATACGAGTGATACTGTGTTTGTAGAGAAGAAGGGAATTTCTTTAGAATCTGCTCGTAACCGTGCCCGTGCTGAACTGACTAAACTTAAAAATATCAAAGACACAGATACTATCACTATTTCAAATTCAGTTGGTTATTCTTCAAAATATGGTTATAGTTGGGCAAGGAATGTTGAATATGCTGGTTGGCATGGAAAAGGGCCATACTTAGTCTATGAAAAAGCAGCGTTGAAGGCACTGAATGATATTGAAAAACATGTACAATCTGTTAAAACAACCACAACTGAGTGGGATAAATAATGGGATTTAGACAAGACATACGTGCAGCAATAGAAGGTAGGTTATCTACTAATTGGACATCCACAGATATATCTTGGGATAATGTTCCTTATACTCCAGATGCAAGTACAGCTTTTATTCGTTTGTTAATTGATGAGGTTGATTCAAACCAAATCAGTATGGCGGGTATACCTTGTCATAGGATTATTGGTATTATTCATATTCCGATTATGGTCCCTACAGGTACTGGTACACAAACTGCCAAAGGGTACTCAGATGCATTAGGTGATATTTTTCGTAATGCTAATTTTAGTGATATTACCTGCAGATCACCAAAAACAGTCAGGGTGGGCGACGTAGGAGAGTTTTACCAGTACAGTTTTTTGATCAATTTTTGGGCTGATAAAGCCTTGGCCAACGCCACCTAGGGCTTGGATATGTATTTTTCATGGACAGCGATTGTGGTTGATCTCAGGAACTCTCAAGGCATAACGAGATGACAATATGCGAATTGATTTTGTCCAACCAGAATCAGATGGCGAATGTAGGTGCCAAAAATGCCAAAAACTATTAGCCAAAATAAAAGATGTTGGTGAATTTGCAATAATTGAGATAAAATGTACCAGAGCACATTGTGGATTATTGAACACATTTGAGATCAGAAGAAATGCACATCCCACAAGAGATAAAAAATCAAGCAATGAGAGAGTTACCTTTGGACTGCAAAGGCCAGCCAAAATGTAGTAAACAACCACTCTTTCAGATGGAATGTGAGTGTGAATGCTACAAAACTAATTTAGCAAGGTTAGTTGGACAGTATAGAAAAAATAAATAATGAGAACTATTTCAACGTAGTTCTCCAGCTGGGTCCACAGCTGTAGGGTGAGGGCGATTGACCACTCACCAGACTCCATATGGATTTATTTATGGTGATGGATCTTTAGGTAAGTTATTAGCAGAATATAGAAAAGATAAAAAATGAAATATTTTAACCATATTTATTACTTTATCGTCAGAACCTCCCTGAAGGTCAGTTTTTTATTAATTCAACCGATTGAGGAGGTATTTAAAAATGGGCGACAGTAACAGAACATCATTGTACTATGGAGAGGAAGTGTCTTGGGGCACACTTGCTACCTGTACGTTTCAAGAACTTCGCTTCACTGGCGAAAGTTTTGCTTATAATATTACGAATGTCACCAGCGCAGAGATTCGTAGTGATAGGCAAATCACTGATTTAATTCCAGCTGATGCAGATACGACAGGCGGGTTTAATTTTGAGTTTAGTTATGACTCTTTCAATGCACTGTTGGAAGGGGCGCTGTGGAGTGACTGGTCAACCAATCTTGCTATTTCGGCATTAGGCATTTCTTTTGGTAGTGGTGCAACAATGAGTGCTAGTAGTGCTTCTGCAAGTGCTGATTTTTCAACTGCTACACTCGGAGAATGGATAGAGGTTCGTGGTGGTACAAATGCTACAAATCGTGGTTACTACCAAATTATTACTAAAACAAGCCATAATGTTATTAGAGTATCGCCTTCTCCAGAGACACAAGCTTCTGTTGGTACTTCAGGTAATGCAGCTGTTACTATCAAGGGTTCTTATCTGCGTAATGGTACGACAGAGCATAGTTACTCTGTAATCAGATCACACGCTGGTCTTGCAACAGGACAACATTTCACGTTCTTAGGGCAAGTTATCAATACTTTTAATATAGCTGCACAGGCTGGTGCAATTCTTACTGGTAGTTTTGATTTCATGGGAGCAGCTGGTAGTTTGGCACAAAATTCATCTCAAGCACTTGTTGCAACTGCTGCAGGAACTAACGTCGTTCTTAGCGCAGTTAGTAATGTCGCAGAAGTTAAGGAAGGTGGAAGTGATGTTGCTAGTTGTTTGGTTCAGGGACTTGATTTCACTTTAGCCAATAATGTTCGTGGTTTGAAAGCACTTGCCACTTTAGGTAATTGTGATATTGGTGTTGGTAAATGTGATGTCACTGGTACGTTAACTGCCTACTTTAAGGATAACAGCTTGTATGATAAGTACTTAGCTGGTACTCCAAGTTCAGTATCCTATAAAGTAGAGGATGCTTCTGGTAATGCTTATATCATTGATATGCCTCAGATTGAGTTTGAAACTGATGGTATTAATGTTGGTGGGCAAGATCAGGATGTAATGGAAACCCTTGGTTTTAGGGCGTATAGAGATCCAACTTACGGTTACACTCTTCAAATGAGTAAGTTTGCCGCGTAAGTGATCTCAACCGCATAGGATCAGATAGGTGTTTCCTCCTTTTCCTCTATTGATGTGCCCCGTGTTGATATGAGGTTTTCGTTGCATTTATCTGGTCCTATTTTTTTTAATTTGAGAGGAGTTTAAAATGGGAATAGTAATAGTAGAACAATTCAATCCTGTACATGGGTATTGGAATAAATTATATGAAGTAGATTCCGCTGACTTTGATCCAGATGCACCAATCACCATTGATAAATATGGTGGACCATACCGTAACAATTTTGTTGCTGAAAAAGTGGTTGTTGAAGATCCAGCACCTGAAGTAGTTGTTGAAGATGAGTTGGAAGAAAAAGTTGAAGTAGTATTTGAAGAAGAAGAAGAGTTGGAGGAAGAAGATCCTCCAAAGTATGACGATAGTAGATGGTAAATCTTTAACATTTAAAACGGGGTGACTTAAAATGGGTGACGTAAAAAAGTTATTTGGAACAGATCCAACAAAAGAACAAGAAGGTGTGGTACATGAGATGGGTGATGGTCTGAAAATGAGGATTGCTCGTATTGGTAATCCAAAGTATCAGAAACGATTTCAGGCACTTAGCAAACCTCATCGTAGGGCA